GATCCGCAAGATAAAGCAAGAGCAGAGAAAACGCTAAAAGCACTACACAACAAAGTTTATTGGGATACAGGCCATGCATATAACCCTTACTTTCACTGACGATGAAGGCGATAAGATTCTCAAGCTAATGGATTCGCTAAACAAATTAGACGACTTGGAAGTTGATATTCGTTATCTATCCGATCACATTGAAGAGCTAAAGGAATTGATAGATGGCCGGAATCAAGATAACGCCGGCTGATCGATGGTTTTCTCTATGCGTTAGAGAATCAGCGAACTGGACCTGTGAATACTGCGGAACCAAATACGAAGAAAAGGCCCAAGGCTTACACGCAAGCCATTACTACGGTCGAGGCAATTACTCTCTTCGGTTTTGCCCTGATAATGTGTTTGCTCACTGCTTCAGTTGCCATCTTAAACTAGGCTCGAATCCAAACGATTTCGTGGTATGGGTACGCGATAAGATAGGCGAGGGCGCGATCGATATACTGATCGAGAAACGAAACGATCTGAATCTCGCTAAATTTATTAAGAAAGACCTAAAAAGCGTAGCAGCACATTACAAATCCGAGTATGAAAAACTCAGACAGCAACGAGAGCAAGGCGCAACAGGAAAGCTCGAATTCACAGAATACTAGGCTATGCGGAATATGCTGGCTTAAAACAGGTAACCCGAGGTGTAGAAATGACGATTCATGTAGATTTGATGGACCCAGAAGAAATGGCGAAATGGATATCCGACAATATCAGCTCTTTGAGTCCTGAGGCACAGCGCGCATTCGGCACGTTAATATTTCAAAATGACATGACCCAAAGATTTTTTGCGGAGTACCCAGAAGTGCGATCAGAATTTCTTGGTTATGCTACCGAGTTCTGTAGCAACGCAGAGGAGTTAGTGCATTGACTTGGAGAGATACGCAGATCGGCGGGAATCATTATAAAAAAATGAAAATACAACCCGCCGAGTTTATCGAGCAAAATGGTTACAGTTATCTACAGGGTAATGCCATAAAGTATATTTGTCGTTTTAGAGATAAAAATGGTGTTGAGGATTTAGAAAAAGCCAAACACTATATCGATATGCTTATCGAGTTATACACTGAGCCAGATGATAAAAAATATCCAGAAAGGCAGTGGATTGTACCTAAATTCTAGGGTACTCATTTTCCTCAAGCATTGCGCATAGTTCTACTGCGCGCCGACCTACCTGCCTACGCCACTTACTGTCCATAAACTCGTCAGATGCTAGGGTGTAATCTCTGGCATTTAAAGCTGCGATCGCTTTTACAAAGGTCTTGAATCTAGGTAGGCCGAGATTAAAGCAGATCGATATAATCGCATCACGCCTTGCGCCTTCGAGGTCACTAAACCACTCAAATTGACAAAGTTCTATGATTGTTCGATTGATGTCGTTGCGGAGAAGAAAGATAGCCTCATCGTAGCTGATACCATTGGACTCCAGATTCCGACCCACTCCAATAGTTAAAGCATCAGCACTGCAACGATAAGGCTTATTTTTTAGACCCTCATGTCGAATGAGTAAGTCTTCAAGTCTGTTAATCATCTCGCGGGTTTCTGTATAACACTGCCTCGACAAAGATTGCGACTTCGTCCACGCCTGAAATAGTCTTAGCTTCAAACGAAAAATCACTTTTCTCATCTATCATAAATGGCACTTGACGGTCATAGCTAATTTGTGACGTACCAAAAGTAGCCTGCGCCACCTTGAGCTTTCGTCCGTTAGACGCGCAAACCACATTATGGATAGTAATATATTTATTTGGGTTTGCTGTCGCTGAATTAAGATCAATTCTGAATAGGTAAAGTTTATGGTTAGCTGGCACTGTATACACGCAGCTTTGAGTAATGCCTAAACCTGCTTCAATATAACCGTAAGTCACCCCGCCACTGGCAATAGTAATGTTTCCTACGTTAGAGCCAGACAAAATTAACGCGCTGTTAATTCTGAAAATGCTTTTAGGAATTGCAACAGGGCTTGTGCCATTTAGCGTAACTACTTGGACTAATTCATTATAGTCAGCGTCCAGACCGTTAATTAGCACCTGCATCGTATCCGCAGCACTGCTAACAATGGTCATAGCTTTGGCCTCAGTTGGGAAAGTATATAACCCTCCTGCATTCCATATCGTTTCGTAAGTGTCGCCTACAGACGTATTAAATCCGAAGATATTTACTGGCGTAGCGCCAACCATGTTCCCACGAGCAATATCGAATAGAAAGTTACTTGTAGGTGATGGGTTGTCGTATTGGCTCATGACGATTTCTTAAATATGCCAGTAGCATTAAACAGAGTTACAACAGCGTTAACAATATCGTGCGCTACAGGCTTCAGCTTATCGAAGTCCTCGTCAATATCGTCAGCCTTTTCAATCGCGCCTTTTAGCATTGCATCGAAAGCTACCAGCTTAGAATTGCCTGCACCGTCATCCGGTATAGTTTCCTCGATCAGCTTTACAATATCGACCACTGTAGTCCACAGACGCTTTACCCATTTCAGATATTCAAACAAACCCATAACTCATTCCTCGTATTCAAATTCAACGTTAGATGTGATTAAAGAAACTTTAAATGTTTCCAGTAAGCCTACGATCTCCATCGGCTCGATCCCTAAACTGGTCAAATCCTCGACCATCTCCTCTAAATCATACCATGCGCGCTCTAATATTTTGTCAGTTTGGTTAGGAAAATTGATAACATCGTTCATGCAAAATACCCCGTGAAGGCCGATACAGCAGCGACCATAACCATCCAGAATATCCGCTCACCAAATAGAATCGTGGGCCGAATTTTTTGCAAATGCTCGTCCATGTTATTTACTCGCTTTTCTATTTCAGATTGGCGATTAAATATCGTAACTATCCGTTCCTCGACGCGAGCCAGAGAGATTACTGCCTCCTGCAAATCATCGATCTTGGTCTCTAATCTTTCTAGTCTAGTCTCGCTCATGGCGTCACCGTTATCCTTGTGATCTCGCCCTTGTGTTTATCGTAGGTTATCGCAAGTGCGCCCCTCTGGCTATGCTGAAATCCACGCGCTCCATACGCATCTCGGGCATTCAAGGTCGGGTGGCGTTCTACATAGGCTCCAGAGTCTTCAAATGACTCTTTGGTATGGTAGTGGCCGGTCGACAGGTAGATGTATTCAGCACCGCTCATATCTTTTCTAAATCGCGGCTCGGAGAAGAATTTACCTGCTAGCCCTTTAATCCTAGTTAAATGACCATGATGCCAGCCAAGAAATACTTTGCCCCACGAAAATGAGTAATACGGGAAAACGCTATCGTCTACGGTGACTCGCTTATTCTTTTCAAACGCATTACGCATTATTGCCTGCAGCCAGACCGAGCCAGTTAAATCGTGGTTACCCTCGCAGATAACTACATGAACTCTTTTATGCTTGTGTAAAAGCATTTCTACCGCTCGGATACAAGTTTGTATTGCGATCTGCACCAACTTGCCGTATCGGCCATCCGCATCTAGGACGTGCTTATTTAGCGGAGTTATAGCGGATAGGCCGTCCCAGTGTAAAAAATCACCCATCTGGCAGAATACCGCTTGCTCTGAATCCGGCGAGGCATCGATCATATCTGTAAATGCTTTATACAGAGTTTCCTCTGCGATCTTCAAATCCCAATCATCACCGGACTCTTCTTTCCAGCTATACGCGCCAATATGGTAATCAGTGATTGTGTAAACAGTACAAAGTTCTGATGCTGTTTTCTTAGGTGCTTTTACGATAGGCCAAGGTTTAATTGGTTCAGCTAAAGTCTCGGTGATCTCACGCATGATTTCTTCCATGCGATCTTTGTCGACTTCGGTTTTAATCCACTCGATTTTAGTATTACCGTCTGCATCTATTAACGTGCTGCGACCTTTTAACCTATAACCGTCTGGTATTCTGTTAGATTCTGACCAGCCCTCTTTTGCGGCGTTTTTCTTAACGGCCGCCACAGCGTTGCGAACGGCTCTTTCTGTAACTCCCAGAGCCTCCGCAGCCGCTGCTGATGTCTCATACTTAATGTAAGCAGTCAGAGTTTCTAGCTGGCGTTCTGTTTTGCAGAATTCCAGTAGTTCTGAACTTGGAGTTTTTCGGGATGTTTCGTTATCCCAATACTTACCCATTACTTATTTCGCTCTACCTTTTTGATTTTTTCGGCAGTTCTCATGCCGCCCAAGCCAAGCATGCCAAACAGAACCGGCATCATTGTTTCCATATCAATTAAATCGAGTTGAATATTCATCGCAGCGATATCGAGGCCAAGATTTATAAACGGAATCAATAGAAAATTAAAAAGCATTGCAATAGCACAAACCCAACCAACTGCGGGCCGCCAACCGGCTACAAACATCGATGGGTGCTGCGCTTCTGTTTTGTTGATCTCCATCTGCCCCATGACCTGCTCTTGCGCCTGCTTGTCGGCAAGCGTTGCGATCTCATGGGCCAAAGCGGCCTTTTGATCTTTATCCTCGATTACTTTATCCAGAACCTTTGTCACTGGCTCTGCAAGACTTTGTACCAAATTCAGAATCATGCCCTTGCCCCTATAATTAGATTTGCCGCATATCCAATCGAACCCAATGCAACAACTACGCAAGCAAAAATGAACAGTCCATCAATCAACAGTCTGCGCCTTTCTGCTTTTGCTTTTGCTCTTTGTAATCTTTGAGCGCGGATTTCTTTTCTGCGTCGCATCATCCGCTTGAAATGCTCTGGCGACATATTGTAATGGATCAGAAAGCGCATCTGCTCTTCCATCTGCTCCATCTGGTATGCCGCTTGAATCTCTTCTAACGCCTGCGCCTCGGGGCTATTTCTCTGGAAATAGTCACCATTCTGCGCTTTGACTTCTGCCTCGCGTACTGTGTCGTAGAAATTATAGAAATTGTGAATCTTGCCAATGCACTGATCGAAATCGCCTTTAGCTTCAGCGACAGCCTTGATGAACTGAACCGCTTTTCTGGCTCCAGCAATAGCCATGCTGATCTCTGCAACTGCCATTAGTAAACTCGCAAGCCATCAGTA